CCGAGGTGGGTTATTGGAGAAAATGTCAAAGGCCTTACTAACATCCAAGACGGCGTGGTCTTCGAGACTGTGTGCTCTGACTTGGAAGGAGAAGGTTACGAAGTCCGGACGTTCAATATTCCAGCTGCAGGTGTCCAAGCTCCCCACAGAAGAGAAAGAATCTGGATTGTGGCTCACGCCAAGCGCTTCAATGAGAGAAAATCGATCAGAGGAAGCGATGAAACACAGAGTAGAATACAGGAAGAGCATAGGCAGAACGACAGTACCACCAGGGAATCTAGCAGAACAGGTTCAGTATGGGGAACCAACAACGGACATGAAGATATGGAGAACTCCGACAACAATGGATTCGAAAGAGGACTCACTGAAACACGCAACGAAACTATTGCAGGGAAAGAATCTACGATCAACGGGATCAAGGATCCAGATAACTCTAGCAGACGAGGTGATGGCACAGGAGATCATGAACAACCCAGAACTAATGGAGCAGTACAAGGATTACGAAATGATGACCAGGAAGAATCTGCCAGAGCAACAGGAATTCGTGGATTACATGAGAGAACAGACATCAGTCAAGGAACTGCACGAGAAGACGGGCATCAAGAAGACGACAGTAGAACATTGGTTCAGACGGGACAAAGCAGGGTTCAGTCATCCATCAGTGGAGGATTGGAACGCAATCAAGATCCATTTCAAGAATTTGAGATACGACAACGTGATGACAGCGCTGCACTCAATAGAATGGAAACAGGAAGAGATGAAGATATGGAGAACTCCAGACGCACATTGCGATCGAGGGGCGAGCTCCAAGGAGAGAATGAAAATGAAATTAGAGAAGGGAATGCCTATCAGTCTCAACGATCAAGTGGCACATCCGAATCTAATGTGGTCGACTCCAGTACAGGACGATGTACACCACAGGAAACAGAAGTACAGCCAGGGAGGTACAGCTCTTTCGACTCAAGCTGGTGGCAGTCTGAACCCGAGTTGGGTAGAGTGGCTCATGGGGTACCCGGGCGGGTACACAGACTTAAAGCATTGGGAAATTCTATCGTCCCGAAAATCGTCCAAGAAATCGGCAACGCCATCATCGAAGCCGAAAAAGAAAAAGACTTAGAAATATTAGATCAAAGGAATGGAATGTAAATGAGAAATTTATTTGAAACATGTGTAGATGTTGGTAGTGGTTTAATCCTGTCAACAATGATACAGTTATTTATATTTCCTTTCTTTGATATGTATCCAACAGTCTTAGAAAGTTTTCACATAGCAGTAATTTTTACAGCCATATCTATATGTAGATCATGGTGTTGGAGAACAATTTTTGGAAGGAGACGAAAACATGGCTAGATATTTATTAAAAATAATATATCATTACTCAACAGCTTTGACTTCATGGTCATGGCAAAAACTATACGGCAACAGAAAGGACGGTTATGGGTATAATAAACGAGATAAGATTTAAACTAGAATTACTCTGGATAGATCACCCACATAAAATTATGTTTGGTCTAGGTTTAATTATAGGTTTATTAATATGAAGTGGAACAAGCTTTACAATTATCCACCTTGTACGAGATCTACAACAGATGGCCTAAGACTCTATGACATTGGTAAAGAAAGATTACCAAGTGTTACAACGATTCTAAAAGCAACTGAATCGGAAGAAAAGAAAGAATCTTTAAACAGGTGGAAAGCTCGGGTGGGCAATGTGGAGGCTGAAAGGATTAGAGATTCATCAGCTGCTAGAGGAACTAATATGCACTTACATTTAGAGAAACATATTTTAGGTGATGGACATTTAGATCTAACACCAGAAGGTGAGATTGCTAAGGCTATGGCAGATACAATTATCGAGAAAGGATTAAAAGATATTGGCGAAGTATGGGGATCAGAGGTAACTTTACATTATCCTGGTAAGTATGCAGGCCAGACAGATTTGGTTGGTGTTTATGACTATGAAGATAGTATAATAGATTTTAAACAATCTAATAAACCTAAGCAAAGACAATGGATTGATGACTATTTTATGCAGTTAGGCGCTTATGCGATGGCTCATAACCAAGTCTACAATACCGACATAACTCAGGGTGTAGTGCTGATGTGCACCCCAGACAACTATTTTCAAAAGTTTACTGTAAGTGGTAAGGAGTTTATTAAATATCAAAATCAGTTTTTAGAAAGGGTTGACAGATACTATGAACAAAAAAATAGTAAGTGAAATAATAAAAAGGCAATACATTATCATGATGGGAGAAGAGAAGTCATTAAGAAAATTGTTACAAGCTGAAACTAATTTAGCTCCAGCAGATCAATTAGACGGACTTTATACTAGAATCGAGCAGCATCTTGGTGTAATATCTCATGCGCAAAATAAGATAATGTTATTACAAGAGATAGCTGAACAGAATGACGAAGGATAAGGACATGTTTAATAAATTACAACAAGAACAACGTGACCTAGATGCGAGCTACAGACAGTCATTACAAAATAAAAAGGAACATGAGACAAGGGACCAGGACCAAGCGTCCAGCGACAAGGGAATTTTAACCTGTAAGGCTAAGAATTGTACAAATTCCTTGTACAAATGGACAAGCAACAGGGATCCAAGGTACTGTGTAGACTGCCTTTAGTGTGATATATATGTCACACATTTACAAAAAGTGAGGTTTTACGGGGTTCATCACCTCCCTATAGTAATTTGAGAATACATGTTTTTGCAAAAAGGGTTTTTCAAAATAGAGGTGATCTGGGGTTGAGGTGATCAGCAAGGAATACCAACGGTTTTAGAGCGTCTAGGGGCTGTGAGGAACTTTTGGGTTCCAAATATAGTAAAAAATTTCTAGAAATGCTATAGGGGTTAAGTTATGATGGGAAGAAACAAAAATTGGTCTGGTCAATCTGATTGGATAAAAGAGTTTAATAAAAAACATAACCCAGGTTTTCATGATGAAGAAAAAAAGCAAAAGAAAAATAAAAAACAAAAAAACCATCCCACTAAATATAAAATCTTTAGGCAACAAGATTGAATCTTACCCATTCGTAGAAATAACGTGGCTTGATATCGAAGGTGATGCGGGTTGGTCCAACACAAAAGATTTAAACAAAGAAAAATTACCGACATGTGTATCTAAAGGATATCTGTTAAGTCAAAGCAAAGGTATCACTAGAATATTTAGTGATTATATCTTGTCTAAAGATAACCCTACATTTGAAAACATAGGTAGCACTACAATCATTCCAACTTCTGTAATTCAATCTATTAAGAAAATTAATTAAGCTAAAGGTAATTTAGGTTTGATCTCGTTAGGATCTTGATCTGTCTCTTCTTTTACTTCTAAGATTCTAGAGTTATCATCTACGATATTAGCAATTCTATTGTCTAATTCTTCTTCTGTTAAGTCTTCAACCTTACCTGTTCTGATAATCTTTTGTTCTATGTAAAGACCACCAACTTGACCCCTAGCTTTCTCTGCCACAGTGGCAGCAGAATATGATCTGTCTTTTAATGCTTGATCTCTAATTTTACCGAGCTCAGTTAAATGTCCACCGTAATTGATACCGTATTTTTTATTACGTTCTTCTTTTAATTCTCCAATGTACTTAACAACGTGAGGAAATAATTTTGGATTTTGCAGTCTACTAGCTTCGACTCTTGCTCCCAGTGTATTCTCTGTTTCAGTATTACCACCAGAATAGCCAGCTTCTAATGCACATTCATAGGCGTATTTACGGCCTTCAAAGTACACCAATAACTCTGCGAATTTCATTTGCATGGGAGTAAGCCTTGCTGGTAGCCCTGGCTTCTTTTTCTCTTTTACGTTCATAATTGACAATATAAGTATATTGTCTTATAAAGTCAAACATGAAAGACGAAGATAAAACCTACGAAAATGAGGTTACACATTCTATAAAAGAAGACAGAGGTCAAGGTGATCTTACTCTACTCATTGAAATGTTAACTAAACAAAAACAATTTTTACAAAATAAATGTAGACAAGCTGGTTCTGAGATTAATGAGTTGAAAAGAGATAATACATTACTGTCTTATGATGTTGCTACATTAACCAACAGAATACAGGAGTTAGAAAAGAATGTTAAAAGGTAGAGATTTAATGCCAATCCTAGAAAGATTTCTAGGACCAAAGATGAAAGCAAGTGTAGCTCAAGATGCTCGTGTACAAGTACGAACACCAGACGGAAGATATTTTGATGTTCAATCAATTAATTTAGTTGAAAATAAAATTTTAGGTGCTAGAGAGACACATCGTTTAGTGATAAATACACACCAAGAACTGGCTCCAATGGGTAAACCAAAGCTAATTTTGTAAGCAGCTGTTAGCATCATTACTTGATGAAACCTGAAACAAAATTATGGCATGATCTTAAAAATATTACACCGACTATTTCGTGGACTAGACTTGAAAATACTAGCGTATTGGGTACTCCCGATCTATTGGGGTATAATACTTCTGGCAAGTTTTTCACTGTTGAACTAAAGCTAACATCTGCTAACAAAATTAATCTTTCACCTCATCAAATCAGCTTCCATTTAAGGCATCCACAGAATAGTTTTATCATTGCCAGGCACAGGACTCATGGTGCCTGCAAAATGTTTCCAGGTACTAGTATCCTGCAGCTTGTTGCTTGTGGCTTTAAACTTGATGAGGCTTGTTGCTTGTCGCTTGAAGCTTGTGGCTTGTATCTTGATTGCTTGTAGCTTGAGGCTTCCTAAATATAGGCGCCTGCGACTTGCGACTTGTTGCTTGTGGCTTGTCGCTTTTATCGTATCTCCATTTCCATTTATGTCTTTGAAAAAACCACATTAGAACCTTTCTAAACTGGCGAGCTTAGTGCTTGCCATAACTTACGTTAGTTATATCTTTATTCCAACAAGCTCGACAGTCAAGACATTTCCCACCCTGAGAAGGTGCCAGGCAGCTGGCGCTTCCATCAGTCACCACCGTTGAGCTATGGGACCAGGCGTTGCCTGCTGTCCCGTCAACCTTCGCAGCGCTTAGTCTTATAATTAAATTTTTTGGCACGTCTGCAGGATCTGGCAGGTATTGCCTTTCTTGAGTCGGTAACCAGTGCTGCGTGTCAGGGGTGAGCTTGCATACTTCTATAATTTTTTGCATATGCTCTGAGCTCTGCAGGTCGCCGGCGTCATGCCATCTAAACCATTTTTGCCGCTTGATTTGTACCGCCATGGCCTGGACCCAGTCAGGATGGGTTATAGCGTCCAGCCGCCTGTATTGTGCTTCTTTTATTGCAGGGTAACGGACATAGTTATTTTTTAAAGCATAGCAGCCGTAACACGGTGAGGTCTTAACCTTCCTGAGCTTGCTGCCTGTTTGACAAGCCCACGCCGGCAAGCTGTAACTAAGGCCAGGCATCTTAGAGGTTCTTGTTAACGACTCAGTTATTTTTTTAGCGTCTTTTACTTTCATTGGTCGACCCGCTGGCCAGCCTGTAGGGTGACAACTTTGTTTTTGTTTTGCGCATTTCATATTTTTATCCTTTCTGTTTTACTATCTTATAAAGTCTTATAATTAAATTGTCAAGTACCCCCAGCAGCTGCTTGTTGCTTGTTGCTTCCTGACTTGTTGCTTGTTGCTTGTAGCTTATTTTTTTTCTTAATTTTAAACACAACCTACAGTAGCATTTCGGGTGGTACTGATAAAAAGGCGCCAGCGAGCTGCTGGCGCCTTGCTTGTTAATTTTATTCACTAAAACCCGCCACGCTCTAAGGCTGCAAGCATCTGGTCCTGGTCCTTAGCGCCTGGCTGTCCCGTTACATTGTGCCAGGTTCCATCTCTATTGACTTTTAAAATGTCAGTAGCGTAGACGCTGCCGGCTTCAGAGAACATGCCAACTTCTTCACCATTTGAATAAATCAAAATAGTTTTTTTTAGGCCTTTCCCCTGTTTGGGACTTTCCAACAGCTTACCGCTGATGGGTGTACCGAGCTGCTTGCTTAGGATCTTATCTCCTTTTTTTAGATCTTTATATTCCATGTTTTATCCTTTCGTTTTTTATTTTTTTAACAAAATCTTTACGCTCATTTAATGGCGCATCCTTAATAAAGATCTTTTCTAATTCCTTTAAGACCTTAGGATCATTAAGTTTGTTAAAATTAATGGCTTTAGTAAAGCCAAATGGGTCTTTATTTATTTTCATGTTTTATCCTTTCGTTAATTACTAATCTTATAAAGTCTTATAGTTAACATGTCAAGCGTTAACAGGTGAGCTCGCTGCTGGCTTGTTGCTTGTTGCTTTTTTGAATAAAAAAAAATAAAGAGACAGCGAGCTGCTGGCTGCCTGCTTGTTGCTTGTTGCTTTTTATAATAAAAAAAAATAAAGACTCAAGCGAGCTTGCTGGGGTCCTGGTACTAATTATTTTTAGAAGCTGTAAATAATGACTCAGCAAGCTCACCTGGACCCTTAGTAATTCTTTTTGAATATTCGTGATGTCAGTAGAGCTCCACCAGGTCCTGGTAGTAATTCTTTTTGCTTGTGGCTTGTTGCTTGTATAAATCATAAAAAATTGGCAAATTTAGAATTATTCTAATGTATGTTTTTTCGGTTAGGCTAGTTGATAAGACTAGCCTAAAAACGAAAGCACCGAGATTTTATCGGAATTCTCTTTAATGACATAAATCTCGGAAAGTCCTATATAATAAGCTTGACTATAATTACAAGTATCTTTATAAATTTAATCTTAACGAAAGGAAAATAAATATGAGT